GGGCTGCCGTAAATAACATGATGCTTGAGAAAATATTTGCGGTCAATGTCAGGTAGTGGATATAAGAAACATGACTCAGGGATATGATGATAAAGGGAGGGACATGGTTTTCCCTGTTTGAGCCATAGTCTCCAAAGAGCATGTATATTTTGAACGCCGCCATCATGGAATTTATAGTTCCGGGAGGCCCAATTCCAGAAACAGTCGCGGCGTTTCTGACCACAGTGTACGCTCTTATCAGTAATACCAAGCACTTTAAAGTCGGTTGTGATACGCCAATTAAAACGGTTCCAAACTACAGGTCTTTGTATAAATTTCCGCCACCCTTTGCTAACCTGCGATATTTTAGCACAGTCAACTGGATCAAGATATCCGAGAATTAAATGCATGATATCTGAATTGAGGGACAATCCCCACTCCTCCGCCATCCTTTAGATGACTTTCCTATTGCTTCTTTAATTCAGGGGAAAAACTGAAAAACTATTCCTTAGAAAATAAAAAAATTTGAGGCTTGAACGCAGTCAATTAAACGGTAACCCTGGATATTTTCGCTTCAATGAATACAAGCAAGATGGATATGGAAACTTCAAGTGTCGCTAATTTGGCATCAATTACCTCAATTAGCATTGAGAACGTGCAGAAGCCGGTGTCGCAGCCGAGGGAGAAGAAGATCAGTATCGCAAATGAGGAGGAGGTGTATGCGGCTAAGGGTATTACCGCAACAGATACAAAGCCTCCGCTAACGGATGAGGAGGCGGACCGTTTTGTTGTATTTCCGATCAAGCAGCCGGGTTTGTATCAGATGTACCAAAAGCACTTGAGTGTCTTTTGGATTCCTGAGGAGGTGTCATTGGCCAAGGATGTAGATGATTATCAGAACAAACTCTCGGGAAACGAGCGTTTCTTTATTAATCGCGTCCTCGGTTTCTTTGCTGGTTCCGATGGGATTGTTATGGAGAATTTGGCTATGCGTTTTATGCGTGAAGTGCCGTATACGGAGGCCAAGTTGTTTTACGGCGTTCAGAATATGATGGAGGGCGTCCATTCTGTCATGTATTCGCTGCTCATTGATACATATATCAAGGATCGGGAGGAGAAGCGGAATATGCTGGGTGCGATTACGCGGGTGCCTTGCGTACAGAAGAAGGCGGCGTGGGCTCTCCAGTGGATTGATAATGCGGATGCGGACTTCCCCACCAGGCTTCTAGCATTTGCCATTGTTGAGGGTATCTTCTTTTCGGGGGCGTTCTGCTCCATCTTTTGGCTCAAGCAGCGGGGTATTATGCCGGGACTAACGACTAGCAATGAGTTCATTTCTCGGGATGAAGGACTCCATACGGAGTTCGCCTGCTTGCTGTATGGGATGCAGGCGGATAAGTTGAGCAAGACTAAGGCGTATAAGTTGCTAAAGGAGGCGGTCAAGATTGAGAAGGAGTTTATCACAGAGGCCCTGCCCTGCTCTCTTGTAGGCATGAACGCCAAGCAGATGTCGCAGTACATTGAGTTCGTAGCTGATCGTCTGCTGGTACAGACAGGATACCCGAAGACGTATAACGTCAGCAATCCTTTCCCTTTTATGGAGCGTATTTCGCTGGAGGGCAAGGACAACTTCTTTGAGAAGCGGGTTACGAATTATGCGTTATCGGGTGTGGGGAAGACGGTAGAGGAGCAGTCATTTGGCTTAGATGCGGATTTCTAAAGAAATCCCATCTTGCCTCGCGCCCTTTAGGGCTTGCTCGGACGCTGACTTTTGAGGAACGAAGGTGACAAAGAGTGTCAAGCGGAGAGCTCGGATGCCGACTTCTAGAAAGGAACATCTCCACAGAATCCAAACCGCTGGCAGACAAATTCCTTAGTGTCAACTTGTTTCTCTTGCAGAAGTGACTGGTAAATCTCTACCGGTGATTTCCGCCAGAATGTAATGAATAAAACGTACAAGAAAATAATTGCTGCTGATAAATTCAGAGCATTGCGGCTCTGATCAAATGGAATCCACAAGAAGGGCAACAAATGAATCAGCACAATCACCACATTTTTTGACAAGAGTTGATTGCTCGGATTCAAAATAATTTCCAAGAGACCAACCGAACACAATAGGGTTAAAGGAAATATTGAGATGCCGTGAATAGGATATAAGACAGCAGCTATTAGAGCCCAGTATGACAATAAAAAGTACCAACGCGTTTCTGTTCCAGTCAGCATTGTATATCTAACTGTAGGAAGAGATATGTCCGGCTATTGGAGTACGAATTATCTTGCTCTAACTCCACCCGTTTTACAAACATTTGACCTGAGCGGATATGCTTTCCAATCACAGGACCAAATACGTACGCTCAGACAAACATGGAATTGGTATGAAAAAATCCAAATCTCAAATATTCAAGTAAGTACAAATATCGGAACAGGAGCATTGAAAATTGGTTCCGGTACAAACGAGCCTTATTATTATGCTTTTAAGAGCATGGAGGATAAAAACAATTTCACGAAAGGACAAATGCTACATATTGCTCGTTATCCCTATATTAATTTTTCAACTGTAGTTAGGTAATGTCTTGTGCCGGACACATTTATCCAAGCACTTTTACATCAAAACCAAATGATAGTTTACAATTATCAGAGGGTCAAATTACTGCTATGACTAAAGAATTAACAACATATATTTATTTTTCAACTTTACAGACTCAGCCCCTACCATCAGGACAAACACCAAAAAGATATTTTAAGAGTTACCAGGACTATATAGCATCTCTAAAGGGCCGGGCTCCTAGGTGACAGCATACCCAATAGTCTGTGGAATTGAAGGCTCGTAGAATTCCTTTAGTTGATTAGGTGTCAACGCCGGATACAACTTAAGAAGACTCTGAATAATTTCTAGACGACGATTTGCTAGAATCTTGGCGAACCACGTCGTCTGACTGGCATTAATTACGATAGGTTCCATTGCTACTAGCAAATGCCCATGACTAATAAGGAATTCAAATTTTTATGTTAATACTGTTGCTGTTGCTCCTGCTCCTGCTCCTGCTGTTGCTGTCTCAGCCAACTTCCGGGCCATAATGTCCTTATAATCCGGAAGTAGTTGAATATGAAGAGTCTTCGGGTCAAAGGGATCCTTGATCGCCTTTCCAATTAGGGTAGGAACCTCAGGCGGCATACAATACGTGTAGCAGTCCCCCTGTCCTCCCTTCTCCGGTGGAGTATTATCCACCCAATATACAATTCCATTAAGAGCAGCACGGATAAGAGTCTTCTGTAATGACATTCTACCTGAAATAGTTAAGAAAAGAAGCAATCAAATTTTAGCGGATACATAAAAATTGAAACTCCTTTAGGCCTGTAGCAGCAAATGACTAATACGCAGCAATGGATAAGAGAACCTGTAATTTCTGTAAGCAGTACTTGCCTTCTCTGACAGCAAAGCAGTCTAATCATACGACGGAAAACTGCTCTTTTCGGAAAAATGTAAAGTGTCTAAAATGCTGTATGAGCGGACATCTAACAGTGGAATGTTCAATGAATATTACTTGGGAAAGGCCCAAGTATCTGGAGGATTTGATTTCAGATGAGGACAAAAAGCGATGGCAAATTACTACAAAGACGCCCATTATTCATACACCTTTGACAATGGCGAATTATCGGGAAGTCGCCCTTCGGGAAATTACTGCTCTTAATCAACGAACATCTACTAGCAGAGAACTCCTCTTGGCAATTACTGAATATGATACAAATCAGCGGGAAATTCGTAGGCTGGTGAAGGAAAAGAAAGATTTAAATAAGTCCTCTATTGATACCATTGCTAGAATACTTGATAAACTCAAGACACAAATTGGGGATTTAGTTGAGCAAAGTGGAACAGTTAATGTTCAAAATGATGATAAAAAGATTCGGTCATTCATGGATTCTGTAAATGTAAAGACTGTCCATGAGCAGATTGAGAATATGCGTATTCTAACGGATTGGGCTATCCAGCAGGGTAAGCGTATTGAATTCATAAAAGAAACCGCGGTCTCCTAATAATGTCTTACCAAGACCGAAAGGAGGATACAGACAAGGATAATAGCACGGAATTCTTCGAGATGGTTCTGCGGAATGAGCCGAAGTCACCCGGTTCCATTCAAATTGAAATTGATACTAATGACGCACAAGGAATGTTTGAATTCTTTTTAATGTTCATGACGCATGCTCTGGCATCATGGTACGGAAAACCAGTAGATCTTCAGAAAGTAACTGAGGCTAAACTCCAGCGTCTAGCAGAATACTATGCTTCATTCGGTATTCGTTTCATGTGTATCTCTGAGCCTGAGCCTGACGTCTATATGCTTAATAATAAGCGTTATTTAGAACTGGACAAGCTAGAAGATATGTGCTTCCAAGCGGTATCAGGTGGTAAACTCTGGACTTTACGTTTTCGCTTTCTAATGACTTAGCATGCGTGTCATGAGAAGAAGGGCCATCAGTGCGAACACTGAAATGGATGCTAGCAGTACTGAGCCGCCCTGGGATCCACCGTAAACCTCAAAATTCTCCTTTAAAACCCGCTTTCTGGGCTGGTCATCATATGAAGAATCGGCTGTCATCTGGTCTAGGTTAGCCTGGCTGTTAGCCGTTAAATTATTGGGATTCCGGGGGTCTGAATCACTATACTCGGCCGGAATAGCCGCACGAGCATCGGATTTTAATAATGACATCTATTCTGTGTAGAGGATTTACTTAGTCGTGAACGCTGGGCTAAATGAGGCTCCGAAGTTATCATTGGGCTTCTGCTGGGCAAATATATTGGGTGCTAGAATACCCTTGCCGGCTGCGGATTCTAAAGCATGGGCGTACTGTGTAGCTGGGAAAGGCGTTGATGCCCATGGGCCTGTAGATTGAGGACCTGTAAACATGCCACCATTTGCTAATGCGGGCGGCGATTGTGTTGTAGGACCGAACTGTGTTGCGGCTGCGGGAGTCGACCAAGCACCCCAGGAAGTGGTAGGCAGAAAGTCCGCCATGCCCAATTTACCTCCACGCTGTCTGAAACGCCGCTGCTTCTGCTTCTGCTTCTGTTTTCTTGTTGTACCGCAACCCGTTTTACGACTACATTTATGATAAATTCTACGCTTAGTGAAACACCGCATCCCTAGTGTAACGGTAGAATTTCCTTTTTCATTTCTTTTGAATATTAAAAGGCATGTCTGAGAACCAGAACCAAACTCAGACGAAATCCGAACGTATACAGCTAATGGTAAAGGAGGTTACCGAGGCTCTGCTTTCCAAAACACCCGCTGTTGTCGCCGCACAATTTCCCAGTTATCAAACCGAGTTTCCGTCTCTGTTTGCGATGATCCTGAAGCCGGATTATGATCGGGTGATGCTAAAGAATTTGATTGAGTTGTTTGAGAAGCGGGAGTCTGGTACACTAACGAAGAATCAGTCGGACGAGGCATTTGGTCAGAAGGGTTACGATACTTATATAGCACCAATGACCCATATGATGAAGAAGAAGGAGTAAGAAGTTCTTTTGCTAGAATCTCTAGGATACGCTCTTGGTTAGTGTCTTTATAGAAGTTATTGATTTCTATTCCATGCTGTTCACACCATTCTATAGAACGAACCACATTCTCCTTAATTTGTTCTCTTAGCAGGGCATTCGTCTTTGTTTCAATTATTGTAAGAGTTCGCTTAATAGCATTAATCTGAAGATTACAGAGTATTTCCTGAAAAGCCACTATTTCCTTTTCAAAATCCTTGTATTCCTGCTCCATATGTGTATCCGCATGTAACAATGATACAATATTCTTGTTGTTTTTCCTTCGTAAAACTGACGAAAAACAACGAACAGCATCCTCTTGAACTCCTAGAAAGCCACGGCAGACCAAATAACGTTCCGAGTTTGCGGCTCGGCTAGTCTTCGGTTTTGTAATTGTCCATTCACGAAAATGCCGAGTTGTTATGTACAACATTTCCAATGTTGGCTGTAGAACTGTGTCAAATAGTTTAATTATGAGAATACCGCCCTTTTCTAGCACAGTTAGACCAAGGAGAATTTCTGCTAGAAGCAGGAGAATTACATTTTCCTCTTGATTATTGAAATCGTTTGTAAAATCAAATCCTCCATCGGCTGTGTATAAATTGGCCTTTTCTAAAGGCTTTGTCGCTAGAATGTCCTTAAAAACAGTGTGATTATCCAAATTATAGAGATTACCCGTTCCATCTTTCCCATATGTAATTTCAACCGTAGGATTTGAATGTAAGAAAGCCTGTGACTTCTTCCATCCCGGAATATTCTTATCAGTGGATTTCAGTGTCATAGCAAGACTTGCTAGAAGATTGCGGTTTTCTCTAGCAGAAATATCCACTAAAGCTTCAATGAATCCACCCGGTCCTTCCGCTGAATGAGCTGTTACAAATTGGTTAAAGATTGTCTCTCCTAAACTGAGACTTTGCCAGATTTCAACCATTTTATAGTATGAGCGACTTAGAGGGATTTTCTTTGCTACACTGAAATGCATCCGCTTTGCTAAAGAAAGGAAAACGAATTCATA